GCAGATAATCAAAATTATTTAAGAGAGAAGGGTAACAAAACTCTCAAAGCAAATTAGCAACGATAAAAAAACGTATCATTGCGATAATTTGGGAGCAAAATTGAAATTTTTAAGAAGAGTCTGGATTGCAGTATCATCCATAGAATCAACAGACTCATCTCCGAGCATAGCTCTAAGAGATTTATAAGAACCTAAAGGTTCATAAAGAGTGCGTTTATGTTTACACTCAAGAATAATTTCAATAATTTGTGGTTTTTCCCCGATGGCAAGACGAATATCAGCCATCTCCTTACGTAATAAATCAAGTTCACTAGATATAATCCTAGGAGTTTTGACAATTTTATCATTAACAGCACCAGAATCTATAGGAATACAGAAAGCAGTAGCTGGTATAATGGTTTTTATGGTAGTAGACCCAAAACCAACAGTAAGAATAGCGGGGAATGATGTAGTAGCTCCACTAACATCAATTGTAGCTTGGATAATACCAATTGCATTACCACTAGGGGTACCAACAGACAAGTTATTTATAGTAACAGTACCACCAGGAGGTGTAGTACCAACAACTAAAGTTGGATCTTGCAAGTAAACATTAACAGCAACCTTAGCTACAAATAAAAAGCGGCCATTTAAGGTTATATTATAGCTATTAGAATTAGGTGTTGGATACATAAATGTTTGAAATCTACCACTAAGAGAAGTAGCAGTTTTATTTCCAAACCAATTAGGGGATGCTGCGGGGAGAGCTTCCCAAGCTGATGTATTACTAAAATCATCAATAAATTTTCCTGATAAAGTAAGATCTATTTCAAGAAACATTTGACCAGTGGTCAAATTAACACCTGTAGGTTGCATAACACCAACTGCAACAGATCCAGCAAAAACTTGTGAAGGATCATGACCAACATTAGGACTAGTCCATAATTTTTTAATCATTGGTTTAAACCATGGACTTTTATTATCAGAGTCTTTAAGACCACCCTGATATGGTATGATAAGACGATTAGAGTTATCAGTAATATTTTGAACATTCAAAACAGCACCCTTAATTATAACAGTATCAGTAACATCAGGTTCAGGGACAACCCAAAAGTCACCAGGTGTAGTATTAACAGTAGATGGTTTATAAACCAAACGCCATCTATGGCATTCCCAACGTTCATAAAAAGAAGCTAAAATACCAGCTTCCATTTGAGGGAATAAAGTTTGTGGATTTATGGCATAAATATTATAACACAAACCACTAACATCTGTTGTTGCAGTAGTCATATTGTCTAAAAAGACATTACAAAATTTTCGGATTTTATTATTACTACTGGATCTAGCTAATTTTTCATTAGGTTTATTGAAAACAACACCATGATCATAGCTTTTTCTTTTTGAATATTTTTTTGAAGATTTTTTATTTTTTCTTTTGAATTTTTTCATATTCTTTTTTCCAGAATGCATTTTTTTAGCATCCTTAACTATTCGTTTCATAAGAGCGTCGTGTTTTGGCATTTTTTCTTTTAGTTGTTCAATTTTAAGTTTGATATCAGTTTCATCATAATTCTTATTGAACAACAATCGTCGAAGAGCTCGTAATGATTTTGAGGCATATATAGCCCCAGAGGCAAGATAAGATGCCCAAGATTTTGAATCTTTAATTCTATCAAGAAAATTTGAATCAGCCCAATCATAAAAAGGACTATCAATGTCTTGTTTGAGTACTTTTCCA